TAGCCGGCCGCCGGCACTTCTGGCCGGTGTGAGTAAGACTGTGAGTAAGGTCGGCCAGGACGGGGCGGAAAATGGCTCAACCGCGCCATCCGTGACCGGTTTTGCGAGTCCAACATCGGGCGCCATATGAAAGTCTGACGAGGTCGTCCAGCCTCGCCAGAACCCCGAAAACCCCGCCACTGTGCGGGGTTTTTCGTTTTCCGGGGTCTGCCGTCATCGCCCGGCATCGTCTCAACCTGTGAGTACGATTGTGAGTAAAGTCCGCCCGACCGGGCCGGAGCCCCTTCGCGTTACTCACACCATGCTGACGGACACCAAGCTGCGCGGGCTGAAGCCGCGCCCGACCGTCTACCGCGTCGCCGACATGGCCGGCCTCTGCATCGAGGTCCGCCCCACGGGCGCTAGGCTCTGGCGCTTCCGCTACCGCTTCGGCGGCAAGCCTTCCATGCTCGGGCTCGGCGAATACCCCTCCATATCCCTGCAGGACGCGCGCCGGGAGCGCGACAGGCAGCGCGTGCTGCTGGACCAGGGCGTAGACCCGGCCCAGGCCCGCCGCGCCGCCCTGGAGGCGCAGGAGCGCGCCGCAGAGGCGCCCGACGACAGCTTCAAGGCCCTGGCCGAGGAATGGCTGGGAAAGCAGGGGAAGTGGAGCGAGGCGACCCGCGCGAAGGCCCGGCAGCAGCTCGAGGCCTGGGTGTATCCCTGGATCGGCACCCGGCCGGCGCGCGAGGTCACCCCGGCGGAGATGCTGACCGTGCTACGGCGCCCGGAGGGCATGGGCAAGATCGAGACCGCGCAGCGCGTGAAGCAGCGGTGCGGCAAGGTCTTCCGCTACGGCATCGCCACCGGCCGCTGCGATCGTGACCCCACCGCTGACCTGCGAGGCGTGCTCCAGACCGTCAAGGTCAAGCACCACGCCAGCATCACCGACCGCGCGCGCGTCGGCGCGCTGGTGCGCGCCATCGACAGCTACCACGGCACGTTCGTGGTGGTCTGCGCGCTGCGCCTGTCTGCGCTGACCTTCACGCGCCCCGGCGAGCTGCGCCGGTGGGAGTGGTCGGAGATCATCGAGGACGGCCGGCTGTGGAAGCTCCCGGCGGAGAAGATGAAGATGGGCGTGCCGCACCTGGTGCCGCTGTCGCGCCAGGCCCGCGAAGTGCTCGATGAGCTGCGGCCGCTCACCGGCGGCGGCCGGTATGTCTTCCCGAGCGCGCGCGGCGGCGGCCGGCCGATGTCGGAGAACGCGGTGCGCGTCGCGCTGCGCTCACTGGGCTTCACGAACGCGGAGATGACCGCGCATGGGTTCCGCTCCATGGCTTCGACGCTGCTGAACGAGGCCGGCTGGAATGCGGATTGGGTCGAGCGGCAGCTCGCCCACATCGAGAGGAACAAGTCGCGCGGGTCGTACAACTACGCCCAGTACCTGGCGGGCCGGCGCAAGATGATGCAGGCCTGGGCGGACCTGTTAGACCGCCTCAAGAAGGGCGCGCAGGTCGTGCCCCTGCGCGCCGCGGGGTGATCACGCCGCACTCGGCTCTCGGTCGCGCACGCGCTTCAGGCCTTCGATGTAGGCATCGATCTCCGACTCGAGCCAGCGGGACGAGCGGCCCAGCTTCACCGGCTTGGGGAAGTTGCCGGCCTTGATCTCAGCGTAGATAGTCGAGGGGTGCATGCCCACGCGCCCGCGCACGCCCTCACGGGCGGGGCGGTCCTTCGGGGCTTCCATGGGAAGTAGGGCGTCACTCATGCTGCTTTACTCCTATCGAGCGCCCGCATCACGCGGGCGTTGTTGCGTAGCCGGCGCAGCTCGCGGGCGATGTCGCGCCGCGGTGTGCCAGCAGGGAATTTCCAGGCCAGCATGCGCAGCCGGCCGTTGTGGGCGCGCCAGAACAAGCGGTAGGTGCTGCCGCCGCCGGCGTCTGGCGACACGCGGCCCCAGGTGAAGCCGGCGACCTTGCGGGGCGGGCGGTGGGTGTTCATGCCGCGCCCCTCCTTGCCGCCGATCCGCGCCGGCGCGACCATGGGCGCACTGAACCGGTTAGGGGATTCACGCATGAACAGCACCTTCAATGTGGGCAAGTACGAAGTCCGGGCGTGGGCGCTCGGATCTGCCATCGGTCCTGGCGCAGGGATGAAGTTCGGGCACTGGTCGGTAACAGACTCCAGCGATGCATCCGCTGAGGTCATCACCGGCAAATGCAACATCGGTCGCGGCACCGATGGTGAAGCCATCAACGATGCGATTACCGCCGGCCGTAAAGCGGCTGATGCGCTGCGAAAGAAAGATGGCGGCTGACATCAGGCCACCTCCAGCGCTTTGGTGAGCGCGGCGACTTCCTCGGGGTTCTCGTCGCGCCACTGCTGCCAGCTCTCGTGCGTGAGCTTGTGACGGATCCACTCCGCGCGATCCGGCGTCGGCTCAAAAGGGGTGTCGCCGTCGTGACAGCGATCGCACACCTGGCTGGCGTCGCCGTCCATCGATAGCAGCAGATGGTCGGCGCAGAAGTACAAGCCGCAACCGTGCTCACCGCCATAGGGTTCGCCGCCGCACACGTAGGAAAGCCCACGGTCGATCTCCGCGCCGCATCCAGGATGGTCGCAGGTGGCAGGGACGCCGTAGCCGATGTCCCGCTTCCAGTTCTCGTCGTAGCCGATGGACCAGCTCATTGGTCACCCCGCTCAGCCGCAAGGGCTTGGTCGATGGCTTGGTCTAACTGCGCACCAGCATGGATCATGATGGTGTTGTAGGTTCCTGGATGCCCCTCGCGCAGCCACCGATACCTCGCCGCATCTCTCGCATCCGCATCAGCGCGGGGAGGGTGGGTGTAGAGCTTCACTGCGTCTGCGGGAAGCTCCGATTGTGGATGGATGGCCGCAGCTACCACGTTGTTGGATCGCTCGCGAAGCACATCAACTTCGTGAGCGTAGATCCACGCCACAGCCTCCCCCTCGCCGCCCATCCAGGCGACGGCGGCTTGCCATGCTTCCCATGCGTCGCGAGGCCCTGAGTCATGGCTAGGATCGTCATGCCACTGTTGGAACGCCTCCCGCACCTTCTGCTCGTCGGTCATGGGGTGGGTTCCTCGTGGTCTAGGATGAAGCAGGCGATGTGCCGACCGGTCCCTTTTCCCTCGGATCCGTCCTCTGTTGCATGCCAACGAACGTCGCCCAGGTTTCTCACCTTCGCGCCGGCTGCGAGCAACATCAGCACCCATTTATCTATGGGGTATACGAGAACCACGCGCTTACCCTGCTGATGCTCAGCAATAGCCTTGCGCGCCCAGGCGGTCGGACCTTTCTTCTTGCCCTCGTGCATGATGGATCCGAAGGGCGGATTCACGTAGTTGCTCATGCCCCATGGTTGCGTCAGGCCATCGAAACCGACAGGAAGCGGGTAGGGGCACGGGTCGAATGTGAATTTGAATTCGGCATCGAGCCGGGCATAAAGAGCCGGCGGCGTCAACCAGTAGTGCTTCCGGTCAGATCCATTGCCCTTGTGGAATTTGTTGTCCTCGGGCTTGAGCTGACTTTGGTGGCTCAGTTCTCCGTCCATCACGCACCTCCCTTACCGGCGAGCGTCGGGGCGGCGGAGAGCATGGCCTTATAGATGTCCTGTGTGCCTGGCCAATATTCGCTGCCATCGTCACGGTTCGTGAACTCAGCTCCCGCACGCAACATGGCTTGCGTCGGTTCAAGCGGCACCAGAACCCACCCCTCCATCACGGCCGCGCGCTCGGCTTGAAGCGCATCTACCTGCGAAGCAAGCTCAAATACTGCCTGCTCCAACTGGTTGGCATTCGGCTGTTTGATACACGAGCAATCACCATCGGCGGCGCGCTGTCGAATGTCTTGCACAATCAGGTCAAGAAGCTTCTGATGCATGACTCACCTCTCACATGGGCAGCTGAGATTTGGGCAGTTGGGCCAATCGCAGCATGACCACTCAGGACGAAGTGCCTCCCCCTGCGCCACCTCTCCGGAATTTCCGGATGACTGCGCGGCATGCGACAGACGGGCGGCGAAGGATTCGAGGGCGGCGTTCATGGCGGCGCCGAAGTTATCGACTTCGGCGTCGTAAACGGCGCGGAAAGCAGCTACCGCCGCGTCGCGGTCAGCCTTCGTCACCTTCGCCTGCGCGGAGAGGTGGGCTTCGATAAACGAAACTATCTCGTGCGCCATCCCCTCTTCGATTTCTCGAAGCGTGAGATGATCGACATCAAAAGCGGAAGCGAAGCGTGGGCGCTCACAAAGATAGCGAATGAGTACGTCCACAAGTCCACTTACCTCAATCGTCATCGCCATGTCCGGTCTCCTTGTTCTCTTTGACGCGCATGAAGGGATTCAGTTGTTCCAGAATCTTCACTATCTGCAACGACTCATTTGCCATCGCGCCCCAAGGCAAGCCGCCATGACTAAACATTTCTGCACGTTCGCGATGCCATGCAATAACGTCGTCAATAGTTTCGGTCTTCACGACTTCGCCTCCTTGGTTTCGTTCTGCTTGGCGCTGGCTGCGTCGATCTTCTCGGTCAGATCGCAGGCGTCATAAATGAGTTGGTCGGTTTTCAGATCGACCTGTTGGTAAAGGGTAAAACCGCCGACCAGATCGGGATCGATCAACCCGACAAAGTGACGCCACCGGTTCGCATCTGCCCGCGACGCCTCCACCTCCGCTTGAAGGCGCTGGCGTTCTTGAACCATGTACTCAAGTAGCGACGCGATAGCTTTGCATTTGACGCCTGCACGCGAAGGACTCATGCCAACTTCGTGCGCTATGGCAAGCACCTGCTCATCCGTGTAACTCGGGGTGGTGGTCATAGGATTCGCTCCGAGCGGCCTTCATGGCGAGTGACTTCGCCGTATTCGCCAATGGATACATTCGCATCGCTGTGCTGGCGAAGCGCACGTTTCACGGCGGTCATGGGGTGGCTCCCGTGGCTTTGGCGATGGCGGCGTCCGCCTTTGCTTTTGGGCTACCTTCACGAGCATTGCGAGGGAATAGCCCGAAGCTCAAGGCCATATCGAACAGATCGCGAATTTCGACGAGAGCTTCCAGGAGCTCAGGCGCGGCGGCGATGAGGCGAGCCGTAGCATTCGTTTCTTCGTCATCGTCGCCAATAACAGCGGCCACTTTGATCGTGTCGTCATCGCCAAGAATGACGATGCATCGGCCGTCATAGTCGGAGTAATCGCCATGCTCTGACGCACTCCAGGGCCCCTTCGTATACCCACTACTCATCTCGGTCTCCTTTGTGTGGCGGCAGTGGCCGGAGGCGATCCCGGCTTGCTGGTCTATCTGTTACAGGCCCTTTGAAGCGTATGGGCTACGGCTTCACCCGCTATTGCCAGCATCTATGGGCGCATCGCCACTGCGCATTCACTGCCATAAACCTTGCGTGGTAACCCACTCGGAAGGCGCCCTCAGCGAAGGCGCTGGCCGTGGGGGTCAGGCCTCGGTGACTTCTTCACGTCCATCGGTGGTCACCCATTCGCTGGTCTGGGAGTCCACGACGAAGTAATCCTCGCTGGAGGTGAACTCCATCGCCTTCGCCTCGTCGTTCGTGCCGACGACCTGGCCATTGAAGAGATCGGTGATGTAGAAGCGGAACGTGCTCATGCGTGGTTGTTCCTTGGCAATGGTCAGGCGGCGGCCAGTTCCTGCTGCTGCGGATCGGCTTCGGCGCTGGGCGGCGTGAGGGTCAGCTCGACCGTGTCCTGGATGAGCTGGCAGAGCTTTCCGCTCAGGCGGCCGTCCGGGTGGAAGGCGGCGCTGAAGGTGACGCGCACGCTGCCGCCATCCAGCGCCTCGAACTCGAAGCCCTTGATCTCGACGTCGGCGATCTTCAGCGTTTCGTCCACGGCCAGGCCGGACTCGATCTCGATGCGGTAGCCCGGGAATTTCTCGTCCCACACCAGCGGCGCGAGCTGGGGCATCTTGCGCGCGGTCAGGCCGTCGCTCGCCTCCAGCGGCAGCTCGCTCTGCTCGCCCGGCGCGGGCTTGCGATACAGCAGCGGCCGCAGGCCCTTGTCGAAGTTGTCCAGCACCGAGCTGTGCACGGTGGTCTCCAGCTTCAGGTCGCCGGCCAGCACGTTGTTGTCGCCGTGCTTCTCCGCGCGCGGGTTGAACTTGATCACCTTCGTCTGCTGCTTCGTGAGCTTGAACATCGCGGTCTTCTCCTGGTGGTTACTCGTTGGGGTCGGGGATGTAGATGCCGTACTCCGCCATGCGCTGCTGGATCTGCGCGACGTACTCGGCGAATTCGACGGTGGACATGGCGGAGCTGCGCTTGATGGCTCGGAGACGCTTGCGGCCGAAACCCTCAACGGTCTCCCAGCCGTAGATTTCGCCGAGCAGGTACTCGTGCAGGTCTTCGGCAGACCAGCCCTGCAGGTGGCCGGAGTTGAGGATGGCTGGGTACACCACGCCCCACAGGTAGCGGTTCTGCTCCTGGCTGCGGTGCTTCTTCGCCTGCGCCACCGTCACCATCAGCCGCTTTCCCGGCAGCGCCTTGAGCAGGAAGGCATGCAGGTTGCCGGCGATGCGTTCCCGGTCGGCCGGCTCCGGCGGAAGGATGAAGGTCTGATTCGCCATCAGAACGGCAGATCGTCTTCGAGGCGGGTGAGCGGCGTAGTGATCACCGAGACCTTCCGCGACACGCTCATCGCCTCCATGACGAAGAACTCGCGCCCTGGCACGGTCTCCGCAAGCCGCTCCGCCTCCTTCAGCGCGCGCTCGTACGTGTCGTGGCGATAGGTCGGCGCGCCGCTCTCGGGTTGCCAGACCACCCAGAACTTTTCCGTGCTCATGCGGCGCGCTCCTTCAGGAAGGAGATATAGGCGCTGACCTCCCTCCACAGGGAATCGCATGCCTCGGCCAGCATGGCGATGTACTCGTCATCGCGATTCACGCGCTGCCGGTAAAGGCGCAGGTTCTCGGGCATGCGCGGGTCGTAGCTGACAAAGTCGGACCACGCACGACCCGTAACGAACATCTCGCCCTGGACCTGGGGAATGTGTTCCTCCGGCACGCCCGATCGCAGGGTCTCGATATGGACGGCCGGGTTCTGCGGGCACTTGATCTGCATCATCCCGTCAGCGCCGACCAGACCGTCAGGCGAGCAGCCGATGTAGTCGAGCAGCGGATGGGTCATGAAGCCCGTGCAGGCGACGATCAGGCCAGTTTCGGCCTCGTAAGCGGCCCGTGCTGCTGCCTCGACGTCATGGCCCCAGTCCAGCGGCTTCGCCTTGACCTGCTCGCGCGGCTCGCCCGTCAGGATCTCGGCGACGATGTCACCGATGTAATCCTGGCGAGCCTTGAGTGGCTTGCCATCACGTTTACCGAAGGCGAGAACATCGCACATACGAGACGCAGTGATCTTGCCTGCGCGGGCATCACGCCATTCCTGGGTGTTCTGCTGCATCACTCATCCTCCTCGACGGAGGTGGCCGTGTCCGCAGCGGTTGCTCGGTCCTTCAGAGCCTGCAATTGGTCGGCGACCATCTGGCGCTTCGCCTTGCCGATGCGCTCCCATTCCTGCATCAGGGCGTTCATGCCGTTGTCCGCCACGGCGAAGAGGTCGGCGATCAGCGCATCACGTTCCGGGCTGTCGGCGGGCACAGTACGCTGCACAGCCTGGGCGCCGGGCCGGGAACGAACACGGGCGTCCTCGGCAACCTGCTCGCGAAGCTCCTCCGGCAAGTCCTCGATGTCTTGGGTGAAGATGTCGGACGCTGCGGTAACCGTCAGGACCGCGTCCACCATTGCGCGCTTCTTGGCCATCTTCAGGATGGTGTTGCGCACGTCGGCCGGGTTGGTGCGCACCTGCTGCTGCTTCTCGGTGCGGCCCTGCCACTGCTTGTACTTCACCCGGCGCAGGTTCTCCGGCGTGTCGTCGAATTCCTCCTTGCACACCGGGCGGCGCCAGGCATATTTCTCTTCCTGGCTACTGCACTCGCCCACACCGACGCCGAGCAGACGTCCGTCCGGGGACATGATCTTGTACTTGACGCGATAGTGGACTTCGCCGGGAGGGGCCAGGTCTTCGACATCGACATCGGAGCCGAGTCGGAAGGTCGCCATCAGCTTCTCAGCGCCGGGCTTGTAGAGGCTCTGCGACTGGGTGCCTGGAATCTTGCCGTAGTGCGTCCCCTCCATCATGACCGAGCGCATCACGTCCTGGATCAGGTTGACCTGGGCGCGGATATCGGCAGCGGTGAGGCTGCGCTCACCATAGACGGCGACGGCCTGCTGCTTCATGGGATCGACACGTGCGACCTGGTTGTTCATGGAATCCTCTGCGCGGTATCCGCCGCGCGCGGTGTGGTTGATCGGTTAGCGGACGTCGGCCGCGTATTCCTCGCCATCGGGAAGGGCGGCAATCTCCTTCCAGATCAGCAGCGAGGAGGGAATAGGGCCGCACAGGGCGGTGAGCTGGGCTTCGGCGTCGGCCTGGTTCAGCGCGCGGAAGTAGAGGTCGTCGCCAGCGGCGTGCACGTGGTAGGTCTTCATGAATTAGGCCGCCGCATTGCGAGAGTTCGTGGCATCGATGCGCTGCTGGATCTGCGCGATCGCTTTCGGGAATTCGTTGGACCAGCGAGCCACGCAGTGCTGCCAGTACTCGGTATCGATTTCCCACTTCAAGCTCACGTCGATCTCCGCGCGCACAAGGTGCATGCTCAGGTCGGGCGAAGGTGCATTGGGGTAGGGGCGATGGTTCCGCTTGATATCCAGCACCAGCGGCAGAATTCCCCAGCAGCTGCCAAGCTGGCCATTGTTCGCTTCCGCCAGCTCCAGGGCCTTCTTCATGGCGTTGTCGTCGAAGGGGACGAACGTATGGCCGTTCGCCTTGTAGCCGCGTACCGACGAAAGCGCGGCCACCTCACTGGCATAGGCCGCGGCGCTCTTGTCGGACTCGGTAGGTTCGCGGCGCAGCGTTTTCGACAGATGCCGGGCGAACTCGGGCCGCATGCCATGAGTGAGCACATCAGAAAGGGCGGAGACGTCTGCCTGCCATTCCACAGGGATCGCGAACGTATCGGTGCAATACGTCGAATCGAAGTCATCGTCCACGCTTCCCACCCAGCCTTCGGCCTTGCGCAGCTGAAGGTTCGGATAGTCGTCGCGGTTGCCGCCGCCGGTGCGCGTGTAGACGGTGATCTTCGAGCCATCAGGCTCTGCATACACGTCGCGTAGACGCTCGACATCGTTCTCCCGCAAGCCGATCACGGCGAGAAGGAGTGCGGTCTGCGGGTTCCGGCCAAACAGCAGGTTGTAGAGGCTCATCGCGGATTCCTTGCCGGTGTCCGCCGGCGCGGTCTTGGGTTAGGGAGCGTTGCTCTGCGTGGCAGGCGCGTAGGTCTCGACCTTGCCGCCGTTGGCGACGATGTCGACCAGCTCGTCCTGGGTGGCCACCTGCGCGGAGAAGCGGCGGGAGACGTGAGTCACCGCCTGGGCAGCGGACGCAGCGCGCACGAGGTGCTTGGTGCCGGTCTCGGCGTCGGTGACGGTGTAGATGCGTGTGGTCGTCATGCATTGGCTCCAGCGGCTACCGTGGAACGCACCGGTCGTGCAAAAGCCTGATTGGAGCTCTTCAAGAAGCCGACATGGCCTTGGCAGAAATAGACAGCGAAGAAGTGGTCGTCGACGCCAGGCGCAGGCTGATCGGTCCAGTACCAATGCGCGCGCATGTCCGGGAACAGATTGAGGTCCGCGACGATGCCGCCGGCGACGAACTTCACGATGGCGAACTGTTCCTGCGGGGTGGGCAGGCGCCAGTTCTGACCGCCTGCATGGTTCAGCGCAGCGACCGCGGCGACGGCCTGGCCATGCGCGAACATCTGGTCGAATCCTTCCGCACGCACCGCGTACTGCAGGCCGGTGGCCTCGTCTTCGACGATGGCGTGGTTGGTAGCGTCGTCGGGCAGATAGTTGCCCTCGGCGTCGAGCTTGATAAAACTCATGGCGAAATGTCCCTCGGGTCGTAGGCGGGCGTTTCGGTCGCGTCGTGCACCGGAGGCGCGACCGGTGTGGGATCGGGCGCGATGCGGATGCCCTTGTTTTCCAGCTTGGTGAGGACGGCTTCGCGGCGGTCATGCAGCACGCGCTGCATCTCCTCGAGCGTCAGCCCGTACGGCCATTCGGTGGCCAAGCCTTTTTCGGCCAAGTCGGCGATGTCGGAATCGATCAGGTAGAGCTGGTCGAACAGCGCGCGCACTTCGTCCAGCGCGGCGCGGCCGCGAATCGTCGCGGCGGTGACGATGGCGTTCATGCGGTCTCCTTCGCTTCGTTGCGGCAGTTGGCGCACTCGCTGCCCTCGGGAGCGGGCACGGTCAGGACGTTGGCACCGAGCATCGACATCAGGCCGCGCAGGGCCGCCGCGTGCTTGTCGCAGCACGGCTCCGGGCCGCTCGGGCTATGCACCACCAGCGTGGCGGGATAGGGCGTGGTCATGCCGGCTTCCTCCCGACGATCTCCGGCGTCGACCAGACCCACAACGCGTAGGCGGCGGTGGCGATCTTGGCCTGGTGCGACGGGGCGAATGAGCACAGCAGCGCGCTCAGCTTCGCGTCGGCCAGGTGCTTGTCCACGCCCTTGGCCAGCGGCGGGAAGTCACCGCCGAGCGCGAATAGGCGCTGCGCGATGTCCTCGAATTCGCGCGGCACCTCCGGCAGCTTGTCGCGCCGGAAGTAGTCCGACAGCTCCGCGCCGAACGCCGCCTCCAAGTTCGATACCGGCGGGATCGGCCAGAAGGTCAGGCCGTCCTTCACTGCCTGCGGCTTCGCGGTCATGCGGCGTGCTCCATGGAAAGGGCGCCGGCCCCGATGGCTTCCGCACCAGGGGGTAGCGCTTCCACCACCTGGGCCGGCATAGAAAGGTCTGCCCAGATCGCGCTGCGCACTTCCCGCACGTACTGGCGCATGATCCGGAGGGATTCGAGGCGCGCGATCGCGGCGCGCTGCTCGGGCGTGAAGTCGTAGAGGTCGGCGAGGCACATCACGCTTCCCCTGTCGCGCGGGCGAGTGTGGCGAACAGGAGGCCCAGGGCGTGCTCGCAAGGGGCATGACTACCGATGCAGGCCATCTCGCCCAGCTCCGTGTCTTTGCACTCCTTCGCCGCCGCGAACAACTCGGCCAACCGGGCATCCGCCTCCAGCAGGTTCTCCACCATGCCGGTGTCGCCAGAGGCGCGGTGGTCGGCGATCACCGTGGCGATCACGCCGCGCACATCAATCCGCTCAGCCATGGTCGCGGCCTCCGGCGATGGCGTCGTGGTCCAGCGCTTCAAGCTGGTCCGTGTTCATCCATTTATGGATGCCGCAGTCGAAGTGGACGTAGACGATGTCGTCGTTGTTCTGCGTGTCGTGCTCGTGATCCGCAATGACGCCGGTATCGCCAACCTCCATGCCGTCATCAACGTCACTTTCGTCGACGCTGATCACGCGCACCGCGGTGCCTACCTTGACCAGGCGGTCATCCACCCCCTGCGCCTGCGCGTTCATGCGGCACCTCCTGCAAGATGTTCTGCGGCGCCAATCAGCAGGTCGTTGTTGTCCTGCGTGTAGCACGCGGATATCGCCAGCTTGTGGATTCGACACACATGGGTATGGCCGGTTTTCTGCTCAGGTTCCCACGCATCAAAGTCGCAGTTGCACGCGACCTTCTTGACGTCGTACAGGTACTCGGCAACGTGTCGCGGAGTAACCCCCAACTTCTCAGCATGCGCGTTCATGCGGAGGCTCCGGTGACGTCGGCGAGCTTGGCGCGGAGCCGGGCTTGAGCCTGACGAGCTTCCTGGGCATCGCGCTGGTAGCCAGCGGCGACCTTGCGGGCCGCCGCTGGGTTGTCCGAGATGCCGGCATTCGCGCGGAATTCATGGCGCTGCGCGCGACGCAGGGCGCCTCTCTCCAGCTGAATCTCGAAAGCGAGCAGGTCGCGCAGGCTGGCCACCTGGGGGGCGGTCTTCGCGATGTTCATGCCGCCACCCCGCGCTGCTGGCGCAGGAGGCGCGCGATCGCCTCGTCAAACTCGCCGGCGTGCTTCTCCAGTACCTCCGCCGCAGCGCGCTTCACCGTGTCCTCGTCGGGCGTCACGAACAGCGGCTCCGCGTACTGGCCGGTGCTGATGTCCACCTCGCACGGCGTCAACAGCTGGTCGAGGCGCGCGCCGTCCACCGGTTTGGGCGCGAACGGGCTCAGGGCGGCCCGGAAGATCGGGTGCAGGTTGTTCATGCTGCAGCCTCCGCTTCCATCTCCGCCAGCTTCGCGTCGGTGATGTCCGCGTGGCGGAGCAGTTCGGCGGCGAAGGCGCGCACCTCAGCGGTAGTGGCGTGAAAGCCAACGGCGAGACCGCAGATGTCTGAGGTGGTGCGGAAGTTGAGTGCCAGCTTCGCGTCGAAGCCCTTGTCCGCAAGGCCGTGGATTCCGAACGTCACGGAACCAAGCCGGCCTGCCTTGTAGGTGTGGATGGCGCAGGTCATCACAGCGCCCCCGCTTTGACCGAAGCGAACACCGCGGCCGCCACGAACAGCGCGGCCACCAGGAACGGCCAGGAGTGCGCCCAGCCAAAGGGCTGCGGCTGGCTCCCCGGGACGCCCGGAGCGGTGGGGAAGGTCACCACCTGGCCGGTGGTATCGGCGCGGTGCTCGGAGCGCGCGGTGCGCTGATGGGCACAGTAGGCCCGAAGGGCGCGGCGCTGTTGGAACGTCTGGCTGGACACGGGTTACCCCCTCTGCCGGTTGGCGTTGAGGAGGAAAGTACAGAATACCGAACTACTCTGCAACCAGAATTCCGAACGAGCTTGTTCGGAACTCCGTACCCGTTTAGATGGGATTCAGATTCGCGGGCTCAGTGAACCTTGGTCACCAAGTGGATGAGGCCGAGGATCGCAGCCAAGATCACGATGGTCGTGATCAAGCAGCCGCCTGCTTTTCGCTGGCGCCCCGACCTGGTAAGCGGTATTCCGGTGGCCCGGGAAACTCGCCGCTTCGCTGACGTGATGCCGGTGGCTCGCTTCCAGGAAAACGAGACGCCGGGGATTCCCCCGCGCCGGCGGCCCATTACGGAGTCCGGAAGTCGAAGGGGAAACCGAAGTTCGTCGGCGCTGTCTCGCCGTTCGCGAAGGTGTAGTCGCCGGCGCAGGTCAGATCATGGTTCATGATGCTGACGTGGGTGGTGCGGAGGTTGGCCACAGCCTTCAGCTCGCCGCGGCTCGCGACCAGTGCCGGCTGGCTGTTGTACGCGGCGATCAGCCTGGTCTGGACCTCCGGCTTCGCGCAGAGGTTGTCGCGGACGAACGATGCCTCGAGCGGCGACATCCGATGTTCTGTTGCGTGGCCGGCGCCAGAAGCAGCGAGCAGCGCGGCGAGCAGAATCCAGTGGCGCATGGTCATGGGTCTCCTCAGAACTTCCGTTTGCTGGGGGGAAGCACCGCGCCCACAGGATAAATCCCCTCGAGGTCGCTGTGCGAAAGGGTGAGGCGGGCGCCACCGGCCAGCGCCTGCAGCGCGTACTCGCCGTTCCGGTGCCACAGGAGTTCCGAGACCGCGGAACGCCCGTCCTGCAGCAGCACCAGAACGAACTCGCCTGGCTGGATCGTCCCATTCGGCTCGATCAGCGCGCACCACCCCGACCGGATAGACGGGTGATAGGCATCGCCCTTGATCGCGATGATGTAGGCATCCGGGTCGTTCGTCGGATGCTCGAAATAGCCGTCGTTGCCACCCTCCGGATGCTCAAGATCCATCCAGAACCCGTCCGCGCCCATGATCGCCGTTCCCCTTACTGGAATCTGACGGACGGGAGTCTGGGGACGGGTCTCGTCAAAAGTTGAGATTCCCACAACGGCGCGGCTTATCGGGTGCTTCGGTCCCTTGCCGGTCTCGAGCCACTTCGGCGTCACGCCGAGGTACTCAGCGATGAGATGCAGCTTGGTGCTGCTCTTCGATCGACCCTTAATCAGCTCGGTGAGCGTGCTCTTGCCCAGGCCTGCGTATTTCGCGGCTTCGGCGGCGGACTTGTCGGGATCAGCGTCAAGCTCACGCTGGATCCGTTCCCCAATGGTGTTCGGCGTCATATTCCGAACTGCACCAGAGTTGCGGTTCGGAATGCCGCTTGACATGAGTACAGAATTCCGAACAAGATGCGCGCATGACCACATCATGGCGTCAACGCATCTTGGATCTGGAAGAGTCCGGCCTCTCTCTGACGACCATCGCAGAGAAAGTCGGGCTGGGGAAATCGACCATCAGCGGGATCAAGTCGGGAGCCACAAAGGCCCCGACCGGTGATGCTGCTGTCGATCTGTACCTGTTGCACAAACGCAGGTGCAAGTCGGGCCGCCGCGGCAAGCAGGTGGCGTGAGATGACAACCCGATCACGCCACCACAACCCCATGTGCCTGCAGCGTGGTTCTGCGGAGAACTGCCCATGCCAGAAGCAGGGCAGTCCGTTCCATCCCGATGCTTCAGGTCTGCCGGAACAGCGCCTCAGCGCCCGAGCTTCTTTTTCACCTCGTTCGCGATTTCGTCGCGCAGCGCGTACGGATCGATCGAGGCGCTGAGGATGGATCCGCACGCCGGGCAATCGAACGTGATGCACGGATATGAAATGCCGCCGTGCATGCCTTTGTGTGCGGTCAGCTGCAGCGTGGAAACGCTGTGGTCGCACTTTGGACATTTGCTCATGGACTCCCTCCGGTTGGTGGTTGCTGGTCGTGTCGCAGCACCAGCCTATCACCGGAGGGAGTCCGCCTCTTTGGGCCGCCTCGGCCCGTTCCGAGCCGAGGCGTACGGCCCGGCCGGGGCGCCGCGCGCGCCCAGCCTGATTTCGATTTTTTCGCAGCTTCGCCATGGCAAAAAAATTTGCCTGCCGCGGCTGATAACGACTGATAACAATCCGTATCGGGGGTTCTCATGCAGCAGCTCAGCCTGAGCTTTGAACCCGGCCTGGCCCAGCGGTATCGCGACATGCGCGAGTGCTTCGCGGCATGCGTGTACCAGCGTGGGCTGGGCCGGGTGGCGGCAGCGATCGACTGCCAGCCGTCCAACCTGAGCGCGATGCTCAGCGGAGAGCGCAATCTCGATCCCAGCCTCATCGAGAAGTACATGCAGGAGTTCGGCGACACCACGCCGGCGATGTACTGGGCGGCCCGCCATCTGCAGGATGCCGGCGCGCTGAAGCAGCAGGCGCTCGCCGCCATTCCGCAGTTGATCGAGCAGTTGCAGCGCCTCGCCAAGGAGGCGGCATGACCGCGCGCATCTACACCGCGCTGCGCCGCTTCAACGACGACCTGGACGCGCGCTTCAATGAAACCGAGCAGGCCGTGTGGGAAGCCACCGTCCAGGCGCTCGAGGAGTTCCGGCCATGATCCGCTCCGCCGAGTGGTTCGCGCGGCAGCTCGCACACGCCCAGGCCGCCATCCGCGAGGCCGACAAGGTCCACACGCCCGACGAGCTGGCCGCTGCGGAGGCTGCGCTGGCGATCGACCCGCGCGCGCCGCAGGGCTCCCTGCCGCTGCCTGCGCCGGCCCAACCGAAGCAGGTGGCGTGATGGCCAGGATCCGCACCATCAAGCCCGAGTTCTGGTCATCGGAGCAGGTCATGGAGTGCTCGCCGATGGCTCGGCTCCTCTTCATTGGCCTCTGGAATTTCTGCGACGACGCCGGTAACCACTCCCTCAGCGTTCGCACAATCAAGGCGGAAGTGTTCCCTGGTGATGACATCTCATCGGAGAACATTCGCCAACTTCTCGACGAGCTGTCGTCGAATGGCTTGATCGTCTATTACAGCCATGAAAACAAGGACTTCCTGCACGTCACCGGCTGGCAGCACCAGAAAATCGAGCGTCCGACGTTCAAGCATCCGCCCTACAAAGGCGACCTTTCGGAAGGTGCTCGCCGACATATCGACGATTCCTCGCCCCCGGAAGGGAAGGGAAAGGAAGGGAAAGGAGAGGAAGGGAAGGGAGAGGAGGGGAGTGAAGAGGGGAACCTCGAGCTGACGCTCGACCCGCAGGAGGATCACGATCCCCCTGCGTCATCGCCTGCCACCCTGATTCCCAGGGAAATTCAGACGGTGATGGACGCTTACCACCGCGTGCTGCCTCGCTGCCAGCGCATCGCCGTGCTGAACGACAAGCGCCGGAAGCGCATCCAGGCCGCGGTGAAGCTCGCGAAGCAGGTCTGCCAACAGCAGGGCTGGGTCTACGACGCGGAACAGTTCTGGACGGCCTACTTCGACGACTGCGCGAAAGACCCCTGGCTGCGGGGGGATCGTCCCAACCCGAATAACCCGAGCTGGAAGCAGAATCTCGACGTGCTGCTGGCCGAAGACCGCTTCGCCGGGATCATGGACCGCGCCATCGCCGCGCTGCAGGGGGCCGCATGAGCCGCCAGGTCCTCAACGCTGAGGCGGCCGTGCTGGGCTGCTGCGTGACCAACCCGCAAGCCTACTGGCGCGTCGCGGACCTGCTCACCGCGGCAGATTTCGCTGACCCGCGACTGGCCCGCCTCTACGCGCTGATCCGCGAACGCGCCAACGCGAAGCAGCCGCTCCCGTTCGACGCGGTGACGATCGCCGAGGTGGACCGCGATCTGGGTGGCTTGGCGCTCGACCTGGCGAACTCCGATGGCTGGCGGCAGGCGAACGTGCGCGCCTACGCTGAGCTGGTCGTGCGCGGCGCGGTGACGCGGAAGGTGAAGCTGGCCGGCCAGCAGATCGCGCGACTCGATGGCGACGATGTCCTGGGCCAGGCCCAGCAGCTCCTCGGCGCCTGCCTACCGCGGCACACCGGCGAGGTAAAGCACGTCCGCGAATACCTCCGCGCCTCCGTCGCCGAGCTGCAGCGCCGCGTGGACTCGAAGGAGCGCATGACGGGCATCCCGACGAGCCTGCCGGAGCTGGACGACCTGACGAGCGGCCTTCAGCCCGCTGACCTGATCGTTCTGGCGGCGCGTCCCTCCGTGGGCAAGACCGCGCTTGCGATCCAGATCCTGGTCAACGCCTGCCGGCACGGGAAGCGCTCCATGCTGTTCTCGCAGGAAATGTCCGGCGTGAAGATCGCGGACCGCATCCAAGCGCATATCGCCCAGGTGAACGCCATGGGCATGAAGCGGCCGGAACTCTTCGACACCGCGGACTTCGGTTTTCTGATGAACGCCGCCAGCGAGATCGCGGAGCTGCCGCTGTACATAGACGAGACGCCGGCGCTCACGCTGGACGCGCTCGGCGCGAGGGCGCGCCAGAAGCACGCCACCGAAGGGCTGGACTTCATCGCGATCGACTACTTCCAGCTCATGACGCCGCCGAAGGCGTCGACGCGCAATGAAGCCATGGCCATGGTGTCCGGCGGCCTGAAGGCGCTGGCGAAGGAACTGAACGTGCCGGTGCTTCTGCTCTCGCAGTTGAACCGCGACGGCGAAGGTCAGCGCCCCGGCATGGGCAACCTGCGCGATACCGGCGCGCTCGAGCAGGACGCTGACCTGGTGATGTTCCTGCACCGACCGAACCCGGAGAAGCGCGAAGACGTGATGCTGATCCTTGCGAAGCAGCGCGACGGCGAGACCGGCGAAATCTACCTGCACGCGAACTACCGGCACCAGCGCTTCACGCAGGCGCCCATGTTCCACGAGGAACAGACGGAGAAGAAGGCGCGAGGCTTTGGCGGCATGCGTCGCGCGCGGACCTCGAACGCGGGAGGCTGGAATGGCTACAACGACTGAGCGCCCGCGCCGGGGCCCGTCCACCGTCTTCCGCGCCGGCGATCCCCGCACGGTGAAGATCGCGCGCCTCGGCAAGGCGGCTAGCCCCTGGAGCCGAGCCCCTTACAAGACCACCGCCATCCGCACGCTGCGCTTGCAGATGATGCGCGACCTGGCCGCAGGCAAAAAACCTCGGAGGATTCGATGAACGATTCGACCACGATGCGCATCACGCTGGGCGTGGACCCTGGCATCCAAGGCGCCATCGCCGTGCTGGCAGACGGCGATCTGCAGAAGTTCATCGACATGCCCACCGTGGAGCGGACGAACGGTGGCAACGCCGTTGACGCACACCGTCTCGCGGCAACGCTCCGTGGGGTGATGCAGCAGAATCCGGGAGCGTTCATTTCCGCATGCCTAGAGCGGATCTCGACACGTCCCACCAACTCCCGCACATTCGATCAGCGCGCGGGAGAGGGCCTGGGAATCGTGAAAGGCGTGCTTGGTGCGCTCGGGGTGCGCTGGGCAGAGGTAACGCCGCAGCTCTGGAAGAAGTACTTCGCACTGATCGGCACGGAGAAGGATGTCGCGAGGCTGTATGCGATGCAGCGCTTCCCGCGCATGGCTCAGTGCCTGTCGAGGAAGAAGGACAACGGCCGCGCGGACGCGGCGCTGATCGCGCTGTGGGCGTGGGACAACGAGAAGTTCGGGCCCACCGCTGGCACATATCGCGAGCCGGATATGTTCGCGGGGAGGGCTGCGTGAAGCAGGAAAATTCAATGAAAGCCGCGAACGTACATCGGGAGCGATCCAACCATGCCGGCCGCTGCGGCTGTAATGAACAGCAAAATCTTTCTGTTTCGGATGTGGGGAAACCGTTGGTGAATTGCGACCATCAAGAGGTCCACTGTAAAAATGGCACCGATAGTCGCTATCACGATAAGGATCATCGACGCAGTTGCCGAAGCAATGGCGCCCAAAGCGCTGGCATGAGGCTGATTCTTGACGTAGTCGGCTGCAAAGACATAAGCGACGACTGTCGCCATGCTCTTCATCGCATCAAGAAACGCACGGCGGAAGGCATTTTTCTCAGCCGCCGTGGGCTCACTATTGGCTTCCATGTGGCGAACCCCCTGAATGGTTGTGCGGCAAGTTTAGCTCCGAGGGCGCCCAGGTGATCACCTGCGAGCGATGCGTTCACTTCCAGCGGGATCGAATCAATCCCGTCGCGGGTATCGGCACCTGTCTTCATCCCGCGCGCGATGAAGCGTGGTATCCCAGCGCGCCACACTTCTGCCGTCATCACGAAGAGCAGGGCGACCCCGCGGAGGAGGCGCCCGCCGGTGAATGACGCTCTGACGCGACCGGAGCGCGCCGCCGAGCGGGCGATCGCGAAGCGCATCCGCGACGGCATGGTGAACATCTGCGCGCACTGCATCCACCGCCAGACGCATTGGGGCGTCAGCCATTGCCCACGGGAAGGGCGCGAATTTCCGGCGTGCGTCGAAACGCCGGGCATCACTTTCGAGTTCGACGCAACGACCATACAGGGGTGACCCATGCACATCGGGAAAGTACTCGCGCGGCTCAATCCTCGGAGCCCGCAAATCGGAGGCGCAGGCGGCGGCCGGCCTGAGCTCGAATCCACCGACATCGCCGGCGCGCTGGCCTTCGTACCGCCGGGGCTGGGCCGTGAGCTGCTGTGCCGGATCTGGTGGCCGGATGGCGCCGCGCTGGCCGCTTCGGAGCTGGATCAGCTAGTGATGGAAGCGCAGGTCGGCGAATGGAAGGCGCGCATGGACTGCATGGTCGTGGCGCAGATCGCCACCTTCACCGCGGATACGCACATCGCGCGCTCCCGCGCCGCGGCCCAGCTCGACGCAGCGAAGAGCCGCCTATGGCCGATGCCGGGGCCGGAATCGCGTTACCCCTTCATCCGCAAGGCAGTCCTGTTCGAGATCAGCGCCGCTTCGCTGTGCGCGCGCTGCTCCGGGCATGGCGTCGAAATGGACGGCGGCCGCGCGATGGCCTGCCGCGTCTGCCTCGGCCATGGCCTGGTGCGAATCAGCGACCGCGGCCGCGCCGAGCTGATCGAGCGAGACGAATCGACCTATCGCCGGATGTGGAAGCCGGTCTACGAGTGGACCCTTCAGGCATGCCAGGACGCCTACGGCCCAGCGCTCCATGCCTACCGGCGCGCCCTGGGCTATCGATCTGATGAGTAGCGAGTGCGGCATAGACACCCCCGCACTTTTCCGGGCACCTTAGGCACCGTGCGATCACTCCCCCCGAGTCGCCGTCTTTAAACCCGCCCCTGTGGCGGGTTTTTTCTTGCCCGGGATCCCGAATGTCCTCTGTCCACATCGGTGCCAGCATCGTCGAGCAGACGATGGCGCACCTGCTGCCGGCGAAGTTCGACGGCCTGCCGGCACGCGCCCTGCTGGTCGCCATCGGCCTGCAGGAGAGCGGCTTCCAGACGCGGCAGCAGCGCGGCGGTCCGGCGCGGAGCTACTGGCAGTTCGAGCAGGGCGGTGGCATCCGCGGCGTGCTGACCCATCCGACATCCAAGGCCTGGACCCGTGCGATATGTGGCCTGCGCGCGGTGGCTCCTGTGGAAAGCGACGTCTACGCCGCCTTTCTGGTGGATGACCTCCTGGCCTGCGCCTTCGCGCGGCTGCTGCTGTTCACCGACCCCGCCGCGCTACCCGCCATCGGAGACGAGCAGGGCGCGTGGGACTACTACCTGCGGACCTGGCGCCCCGGGAAGCCGCGCCCGGACGAGTGGGCCCGCAACTACCACACCGCACAGGCCGCGGTGGTTCCGTGACAGGGGAACGCATGGACGTGAGCCGAGACGACAGCGGGCAGTGGCACTTCCGGCTCGGGCCAGTGGAGCGCGTCATCATCGGCGCCAGCTTCGCGCTGCTGGTCTTCCTGCTGGGCTGGGTGTTCCGCAACTTCGACAGCCGGCTCGAGGCGCAGGGCAAGACCATGCAGGACGTGGTGACCGCCCAGGCGGTGACGAACGCCCAGCTCCAGACCCTGAGCGGCCAGCTCGCCGACGTGCCCGGCCTGACTCGCCAGATGGCGGAGCTGAAGGTTCAGACCGAGCGCAATTCCCAGGACATCCACGAGCTGCAGCAGGTGCGGAGGCTGAAATGAGACTCGTCGGTCACGCCAAGCTGTGGCATCGCCTCTGGAGCATCCGCCTCGGCATCCTGACCGCGATGCTCAAGGGCGCGGACATGGCCTACCGGCAGATGCATGCCGATTGGGCCGCCCATCTCCCTGGCTGGCTGCTGGCCGGCCTGGGCTATGCGTCGCTGATCACTGGCGCCGCCGCCACCGTCGCCGTGCTGGTGCAACAGCAGAGCCTGCAGGCCGAGCCGCAAACCGTCACGGTCCCGGCCGATAAGGACGAAGCGGCGTGATTCCCCGCCTCTACGCCTACGGCGCCGCGCTGCTGATCCTGGCCGGCCTGCTGCTGACTGGGGGCTGGTGGGCCTATAGCCGGGGCGAGCAGCACCAAGCCGCCAAGGACCAAGCCAGGATCGACGAGGCGGATAAGCAGCGAGACGCCGCGCGCGCGCAGGCGGATGCATCAGCCCTCACCCTACAGCAGCTCAACGCCGCCGCCAAAGCGGAAGCGGCAAAATCCGCCGCGAAGCAACAGCAAGCCGACGCAGCCGTTGCCGCGGTGCAGAGCCAAGCCGAAAAGGCGCAGAAGGAGGCGGCGAGCTGGCAGGCGAAGTACCGCGCCGCCCTGGCCACGCCCGCGTGCAGCGCCGCCCAGGAGGAGCTATGCCCCGCGCTCTCCGACTACTGATTCCGGCGGCGACGCTCGGCCTGGCCGCATGCGCGCCGACCAAACCTGCTGTGGTGACGCCACAGATCGTCACCCAAACGGTGACGAAGTACGTCCCGGTGCCGGCGGCGCTGACCGCACCCTGCCCGATCGAGCAGCCGAAGCTGCGCACCGTGGCCGAAGCCGTCCGCGTCGCGAAGGCACGAAAGGACGCCCTGTCGCAATGCAATCGCCAGCTCGAGCAGATCCGCCAGCTCGGTGAGCAACCCTGACCCCCTGGAGCATGACGTGATCCGCGATTTCAATGCCGCGCTGGTCGCCATCGGCGGCCACAACCTGGCCGATGCTGATGGCGTGGGTCTCACGCTGGGCACCGTCGCCATCAACGCGCTGCTCGGCACCTACCCGGACGAGCAGATCACCGGCGAGGAGAAGTTCAAGCGCTACCAGCTCGCGGAGCGCATCAGCGCCGCCGGAGCCCAGGAGGTCTCCGTGGAGGAGGTCGCCCTGATCAAACGCCTCATCGGCAAGGGCTACCCGCCCATGGTGGTGGGCCCGGCCTGGCTGGCACTGGAGAGCGATCTGGCGCCGGTGGACCCCAACCCGGCCTGATCGCCATGCCCACCGAGCAGATCGCCTTCGCCGCGCTGGGAGTGGTGGCGTTCGCGATCGTGCTGGGCATCCTGATCTGGGACGAACTCGACTGGCGCCGCAAGCATGGCAAGCGAGGGAAATAAGGTCGGTCGCCCCACAACCTACACCCCACAGGTGGCGACCATCATCTGCGAGCGCATCGCCGATGGGGAATCCCTCCGGCGCATCTGCCGCGACGAGGACATGCCGGGGCGGACGACGGTCTGGCAGTGGTTGGACGCTCATCCCGAGTTTGCGGCCCAGTACGCGCGCGCACGCGAAATGCAAGCGGAGGGGTTCTTCGAGGAGATCATCGAGATCGCGGACGATGGTCGGCGGGACTACCAGGAGACCGACGAGGGCGCCTTCCTGGTCGATCACGACCATATCCAGCGCGCCAAGCTCCGCGTGGACGCCCGGAAGTGGGTGGCGGCCCGCATGGCGCCGAAGCGGTACGGCGAGCCGGCGCGGAACATCGCCAAGCCGGACGATGGCGGCGATGACGAAGAGGCCGGCCCGGGCCTGAAAGACCCGAACCCGGACGTATGACGCGCCCGGTCAAGCTGCAGGAGCTGCACCTGGACCAGGTGCGGATCGCCCGCGCCTTCAACGAGCACCCGCTGGTGGTGCTGCGCTGTGGCCGCCGCTGGGGAAAGACGACGGCGCTGGAGCGCTGCGCGGCGAAGTGGGCCTATAACGGGCTGAAGGTGGGCTGGTTCGGTCCCACCTACAAGCTGAACCTGCCGACGTACAAGCGCATCCTGCGCACCGTCGAGCCGGTGGTGGAATCGAAGTCGAAGATCGACCAGCTCATCGAGCTGCGCCGCGGTGGCGCGGTCGAGTTCTGGACGCTGCAGGACGAGGATGCTGGCCGCTCCCGCTCGTATGACCGGGTGATCATCGACGAGGCGTCGCTGGTCAAGGTCGGGCTCCGCGAGACCTGGGAGCAGGCGATCCGGCCGACGCTGCTGGACCGCAACGGCCGGGCCGTCATGGCCGGCACGCCCAAAGGCATCGACCAGGACAACTTCTTCTATCAGGCCTGCACGGACCCGAGCCTGGGCTGGGTGGAGTTCCATGCCCCAACGGCGGCGAACCCGACGCTGGACCCGGCCGCGGTCGAGGCGCTCCGCGGACAGTACCCGCCGCTGGTGTACCAGCAGGAGTTCCTGGCGCAGTTCGTGGACTGGAACGGCTCCGCGTTCTTCGCGGAATCGTCCCTGCTGATGGATGGCCAGCCAATCGATTACCCGGAGCGGTGCGACCAGGTCTATGCGGTGATCGACACCGCGCTGAAGGACAACACGGAGCACGACGGCACCGCGGTGACCTACTTCGCCCGCAACAAGTACTTCGGCCAGCCGCTGACGATCCTGGACTGGGAAGTCCTGCAGATCGAGGGCGCGCTGCTCGAGGACTGGCTCCCGGGCGTGATCAAGCGCTGCGAGGAACTCGCGGCGCAATGTCAGGCGCGCCAGGGAAGCCTGGGCGCATGGATCGAGGACAAGGCGTCCGGCATCGTGCTGATCCAGCAGGGCCGGCGCGCGGGACTGCCGGTGGAGGCCATCGACGGCGACCTGACCGCCATGGGCAAGGAGGGGCGCGCGCTGTCGGTCTCCGGCTACGTCTACCGCGGCATGGTGAAGATCAGCCGCTACGCACACGACAAGGTCGTGAACTACAAGGGCCAGATCCGCAACCACCTGATCAGCCAGGTCTGCGGCTTCCGCATGGGCCAGAAGGACGGGCCCCGCGACCTGCTGGACACATTCACGTACGGCGTGGCCATCGGCCTCGGCGACAGCGAGGGTTACTGACCGCATGAGCGAAATCGGAGAAAGCGGCGGCCAGTCGATCCTGGGCGTCCAGAACGCAGTCCCGTCGCAGCTGATGGACCTGCTCACGTGCGACGGCATCGTGCCCGGCGCCGCGCCGTCGTATCAGATCTGCAAGGCCATCTACGCCTACCACCCGCTGGGCGCGAAGATGGCAGAGGCGCCGATCAAGCGCGCGCAGAGCCAGCGCCGGGAGCTGAAAATTCCTGGCGCGCCGGAGGCTGACCTGGTCGAGGCGTTCGAGAAGGAGTGGGAGCGCCTCGGAACGGTTGGCGCGGACCAGCTGATCCGCAACCAGCACGCGCTGAGCCGGGTCTATGGCATCGCCGCCACGGCGGTGCTGTGCGACGACATCCCTGCGGACCAGCCGCTGCCCCTGGAGCGACTGCACGAGCTGGACCTGCACTTCAACACGCTCGACCCGCTGAACACCGCGGGTAGCCTGGTGCTGGACCAGGATCCGAATAAGGCAACGTTCCTGAAGCCCACGGCGATCGCGGTGGCCGGCAAGGCCTACCATCCCAGCCGCGCCTGCATCTCGATGAACGAGCAGCCGATCTACATCGAGTGGACGAACTCGGCCTTCGGCTTCGTTGGTCGCTCGGTGTACCAGCGGGCGCTGTACCCGCTGAAGAGCTACATCATGTCGATGATTTCGGACAACTCGGTCATCGAGAAGTCCGGCCTGCTGGTGATGAAGCTCAACTCCCCGGGCGCGATCGTCGACAAGTTGACCCGCGCCTTCTACGCGTCGAAGCGCTTCATGCTGAAGGGCTCCAAGACCGGCAATGTCCTGTCCATCGGCAAGGATGAGGCGGTGGAGTCGGTGGACCTGAAGAACCTGAAGGAGCCCACCGAGTTCGCGCGGAACAACATCCTCAAGAACATCGCCACTGCCGCGGATATGCCGGCGGTGCTCATCAACCAGGAAACCCTGGCGGAGGGCTTCGGCGAAGGCACGGAGGACGCGAAGGAAATCGCCGGCTTTGTGGCCAGCATCCGCAAGGAGGCGGACCCCATCTATCGCTTCTTCGACACCCTGGTCATGCATCGGGCGTGGA